CCTCTATTTGTATTATGGGCCTTAAATTGGTTTTTCATACCAATAAAAATAAATTTATAAAAAGGAGGCGAATGAAATCGCCTCTTTTGTACATGAGTACAAAGAAATGTAATAGAGCGGGTCCATATACTATATTTAAATTTTGGTTATATATACCTCTTTTTTAGAGCCTTTTCTTTTATTATGTAAAAAAACGAGTACCGGTGACGGAGTACCCGTTTTTTGAAACCTACAGTTACTATTATTGTTATGTGTGTGAGTCATGAACAAATAATAGTTCGAAAAGTAAGGGTTCGAGATACTATATGTAAATGAGTGAGGAATGGAACCAAAGGACAAAGTAAAAATGGTTTTTAAAACCAAAACCATGGAAGATCCCTCACACTTTACGAGTAAGTGAATACAGTAAAGTATGGATAGGATAATGGTCACGTTATCTTTGGGGAGCACGCTGGTCACGTGCTTTCTTTTGTTTTATTTACCAAAAAACACAGAACGTTTTTGAGGAAGTAAGCATATGTTGAAGTATAGGACAACACCTATTGATACGCTTCTTCCAAAGACCTTCTCTCTATATAAATTATGTAGGAGCAACTGTTCACAATTCTGGTTGCTCTTTCTTTGATAGGAGAAAACGTTGTGTTTGATTAGATATAGGATAGTCACATAGCCAAGCACCTATAGGACGCAGTCGTATATCCTATCATATGAAATGAAACTATTTCATATATAATCAGGCCAAAGATGTGAATGAAACTCAACGAATTAAGATACAAAGGCATTCCATAAGGGGAGTGCTTTTCTTGTGAGGAGTAGAGAGAATGGATGATTCGTTTGCTGGAATACAACAAGGGATGAATTCCTGAAGGAATGGATAAAAAAAACACAGCTGCCTCATCATCAACTGTGGACGACAAGCAACTGTGCAAAGAAAGGGTAAGAAAAAAATCCGTTGTAATCACAATGGGTGTTCGGAATGTTAGGGTACTTTTACTATAACAAGAAACAGGCAAGCATAGAATCATACATATAACCTTTGGCAAATGTAAAATGAAAGGTAAATAAGTGATGAAAGAATACAAGACCAAACAACAAAAGCGAAAGTTCTATGACAGTGGTGACTGGAAGAGTACACGCGAACAAGTACAGAAGCGAGACAACTATGAATGCCAGGAATGTAAACGAAACGGTCGCGTTCAAACAGTTACCAATGAGTACAGTGAGAGTGCCAAGCGTAAGAAGATACAACTTGTTGTCCATCATATAAAAGAACTTGAGCATTATCCTGATCTTGCGCTTGATATAGATAACCTTGAAACAGTTTGTGTGAACTGTCATAACAAAGAGCACGGAAGAGTCTATGAAAAGAAACAAAATAAATGGGAACATGATGAGAAATGGTGAAAATGATGCAAGAATAACGCCCCCCGGTTCGAAGGTTGGGCTTTTTTTCGTCTGAGGGGCACCGGAGGAGGGGGTTAACTGTCAGGTTTTTTTGCTAAATTTACGCACGTAAGGGGGGTGGTGACTGTGAAGAACAAAGCGAAAGTAAAAAAAGAACTATTAAATCGAATAGATGAAGAAAATAGCATTCAAGTTGAGAAGGTTGAGAGGTATTTAAACCTCTTGGAATTATACTATCAATTGGATGAAGCTATTGAAGAGTTTGGGACAATGATTACTACAATTAACGGATCGCAAAAGTTCACCAAACCAAACCCAGCGATTGCGGAGAAAAATAAAATTAACAGTTCATTAATTGCATTAGGAAAGGATTTAGGATTAGATTTTAATCCTCCTAAGACTGATAATTCTAATACTGGATATAGCAAAAGTGATTTAACATGATTAAGCAAAAGTATGTGGAAGAATACATTGAGCTTTATCGATCAGGAAAGGTAAAGTTTAACAAAGAAAGAGAACTGTTAATTAATTATCTAGAAAAATACGTTTTAAACAGAGACGATTTGTATTTTGATGATGAAATGATCCAGGATTGTATCAACTTCGGTGAGAAGTGGTATTTTCCTTTGCAGTCATTTCAAAAATTTTTAATAGCATTCGTTTTTTTACTTTATAAGAAAAATGGCCGTGTATTTTATCGCAAGTTCCTGTGGATGTTAGGGCGTGGAGGCGGTAAAAACGGTTTAATATCGGTTATCGCTCATTTTTTAATTAGTGAATTGCATGGAATACCTGAATATAACATATCTGTTGTTGCCAATAGTGAAGAACAAACAAAAACAAGTCCTGATGAAGTAAAGAAAACGGTTCGCAGACATGAAACATTAAAGAAAGCTTTCAAAGCAACTGAAACACAAACTGCTTCAAAGGCTACTGCAAGTGTATTGAAGTTTAGAACATCAAACGGAGATACAAAAGATGGTTTGCGAGACGGTGCAGTTGTTTTCGATGAAATACATCGATATGAAAGTAATAAGGATGTTCGCGTCCACATCAGCGGCTTAGGGAAAAGGAAAAATCCCCGCGAATTTTATATTGGTACAGATGGATATGTACGAGATGGATTCTTAGATAAATTAAAAGAAAAAGCAATGAAAGTTTTAAGAGGTGATGCACGTCCAAATGCTGTTTTCCCCTTTATCTGTAAGCTTAATGACGAAAGGGAAGTTGACGATTTAGATAAATGGGAATTTGCAAATCCTATGTTATCAAAGCCATTAAGTGAATATGCTGAAGGCTTATTTGAAACGATGAAGGAAGAATATGAAGATTTAGAAGACGATCCAGACAACCGAATTGAATTCATGACAAAAAGAATGAATCTACCCGTTTCGGATTTAGAGCGTTCGGTTGCAAAGTGGGAAGAAATCGTTGCTACAAATCGTCCATTCCCTGATTTATATAGCCGCGAATGTATTGGAGCTTTAGATTTTGCAAGTATTAGAGATTTCGCTGCTTGTGGTCTTTTATTTAGGGTAGATGGTGAATATATTTTCAAAACTCATTCGTTTGTCCGAAAAGAGTTTGTCGATATTTACTATGGCTACTCTAAAAAAGCAAAGGAATTTAAAAAAGAGAAATATGCACCAATTAGAGAATGGGAAGAACAATGTTTATTAACTGTTGTGGATGAACCAACGATTAATCCTCAACATATTGTCGATTGGTTTGTTGAAATGCGTGACTCTTACGGATTGAAGAAAATTATTGCCGATAATTTCCGTATGGAAGCAATAAGACCGTTATTAGAAGCGGAAGGATTCGAAATAGAAGTTATAAGAAATCCTAGAGCAATTCATAGTTTACTAGCACCTCGAATTGAAATGGCATTCGCAAATAAACAAATCGTTTTTGATGATAACCCTATGATGCGTTGGTATACACAAAACGTATTGGTTGTTATTAAAGGCGATGGAAACAAAGTTTATGAGAAGAAAGAGCCTGTTCGCAGAAAAACTGATGGATTCCAGTGTTTTGTACATGCTCTTTATAGAGCTGATGAAATACAAGAAGTAACTGATTTTGTTATAGGCGACATTAAATTCTAATACGAGGGGGTGATGACAATTGGATGGATCAGTGATGTATTAAACAAAAACAAAGAAATCGCATTTATGTTTGATGTAGATATGTTCATCGATACGGCGAACAGAGTCCACATGAAGCGACTAGCGATTGATACCTGTATATCATTTTTAGGAAGGACAATTAGTCAATCGGAATTTAGAGTTAAAAATGGTGAAGCATTTGAAAAGAATGAACTTTACTATTGCTTAAATGTTAGACCAAATAAGAATATGACAGCAAGTACCTTTTGGGAACAGTTCATTTACAAACTTATTTATGATAATGAAGCTTTAATTATACAAGCTGATGATGGTGACCTACTTATCGCTGATGACTTTGAACATAACGAATATGCTGTGTTTGAAGATACTTTTACAAATGTCACCGTAAAAGATTATCAGTTTAAGAGAAGTTTTAAACAAAGTGAAGTCATTCATTTAAGATACAGGAATGATAAGTTATCACCTCTTATCGATGGTTTGTTTACTGATTATGGTGATTTATTCGGTAGGATATTAAGCTCTCAAAAACGTAAAAATCAAATTCGTGCCACAGTTGATATGGACATGCTGGCTGCAAAGAGTAAAGACCATCAAGCGAAACTCCAAAATTTTATAGATGACATGTATAAAGCTGTTGGAGAAAATGATATTGCTATCATTCCACAACAACCTGGTTTTAAATATGAAGAAACATCAGGTGGTGTAAATTCTGGTCAAAGTGTGGATGAAATAAACAAAGTAACGAATGGATTTCTGAATCAAGTAGCTATGGCTTTTGGTATTCCGACCGCTTTGTTATATGGCGAAATGGCTGATGTTGAGAAGCAAACGAAAAATTATATGCTTTTCACAGTGAAACCATTATTAAAAAAGATTTCAGATGAAGCAAACGTTAAATTTTTTGAAAAAGAAGAGTATCTTTTAGGTCAAAAGATTGAAATTAAATCCGTTTCTTATCAGAGTATATTTGAACTGGCTGAAAGAATTGATAAACTCATTTCTTCTAGTGCATTCACAGGTAATGAGCTTAGATTGGAAGTAGGATATGATATTTCAAATGATCCGAATTTAAACAAACATTATATTACCAAAAACTATACAGAAACTCATTTAACTGAAGGAGGTGAGAAACAAAATGACGGTGAAAATTGACGTGAAAGGGCCAATTATTTCTAATGATGAAGCTTGGATTTATGATTGGTTTGAAATGGATGCTACGAACCCAGGTAAGATTTCAAAAGCACTTGATGAAGCAAATGGCGATGACTTAGTTGTATCAATTAATAGTCCTGGCGGTTATGTAAATGAAGGTTCAGAGATTTACACAGCATTAAAAAATTATCCTGGTCATGTGGAAGCTCAAATTGTTGGATTGGCGGCAAGTGCAGCATCATTCATTGCGATGGGTGCTGATAAAGTTCGAATCTCTCCAACAGCTCAAATCATGATTCATAATGCTTCTATGTGGAATGGTGGAGATCACCGTGACATGGAAAAGGCTGCTAAAATATTGAAAACGACAGATCGAGCGATTGTAAACGCCTATGTCATTAAGAGTGGTAAATCAGAAGAAGAATTACTAAATATGATGGCTGAAGAAACTTGGATGGGTCCACAACAAGCATTAGAAAATAACTTTGTGGATGAAATCATGTTCATGGAGAATCCAGTTAAAATGACTGCTTCGGCTGCCACTTCTGCCATGCTTCCACAGAAGGTAATCGATGGTTTTAGAAACGGAACAATGAACAAAGGACAAGGGATTACAAAAGAAGATTTAAACGCTGCGTTATCAGGGTTAAAAAACGAAATCTTGAACGATTTACAAAACAATATAGAAGAACAACCAAAGGAGCCGAATCCCAAACCTGTAAAAAACAGTGGGATTAAAGGGCTCCTTTTAAATTTATAAAAATATAAAATTATAAAAAATGGGGGAAACACATAATGACGATTAAATTTAATAAATCTGAAGCATTCAATAAGGCGAAAACAAAGTTAACGGATGCTTTAACTAATGCAGAGAGTACAGAGCAAGAACAAACAGCAGCATTTGAAGGTTTCTTTGATGCAATGCAAACGGATGTAATTCATACAGTCCGTAATCAAGTAAATGATGAAATGTTAGATCGCTCCATTCTTCAACAACGCGGTCAAAATGTATTAACAGCAGCTGAAAAAAAATTCTTTAATGCAGTTGTACAAGAAGGTGGTTTTAAAGAAGGGTCAATCCTTCCAGTAACTACACAAGAACGTGTATTTGAAGACCTAGTTAAAGAACATCCGTTACTTAATGTTTTAGGGTTACAAGATTTAGGCGCAGTTACTAAGTTCATTTACTCTGATGCGACAAAAGCGTATGCATGGGGTGAGTTATTCGGTGAAATCCGAGGTCAAGTAAATGCAGCGTTCCGAGAAGAAAAAATTGGTCAGCTTAAATTAACTGCATTCGCAGCTATCCCAAATGACATGTTAGATCTTGGACCAGAATGGGTTGAACGTTATGTTCGAACTTTATTAGTAGAATCTTATTCAGTAGGTTTAGAATTTGGTTTTGTGAATGGTGGCGGAGCTGTAGCGCATCAACCTGTAGGTTTAATGAAAGATGTAAATGCAACTACAGGCGCGGTTACTGATAAAAAATCATCTGGTACATTAACATTTGCTCCTTCTGAACATGGTGAAGTAATTGCTGGTGAGCTTTATGAAGTAGTAAAAGCTTTATCTGTTGATGGAAAAGGAAAGTCTCGTAAGGTTTTAAATAATATTGTAATGGTTGTAAATCCTGTGGATTCAATTGGTGTACAAGCACGTAATACAATTCAAACGGCAACAGGTCAATGGGTAATGGCATTACCTTATAACATTCAAACTGCTGAATCTGAAGAAGTTCCAGTTGGAAAAGCATTATTCTTTGTAAAAGGTCAATATCTTGCAGCAATTGCTGGCGGATATAAGCTTAAAAAGTTTGATCAAACATTAGCAATTGAAGATGCTACGCTTTATACAATCAAACAGTTTGCTAATGGTAAACCAAAAGATAATAAAGCGGCACTTGTGTATGATTTAAAGATTTCTTTCGTCCCTAAAACTCCAACAGTCTAAGGATGATGTAAATGGATACAGTAATTTCAGATGTAATAATACAAGAATTCAAAGAGAGGATGCACTTAGGGGATGAGGAAGATGACAACCTAAAGCGCATTCTTTCTACGTCTAACAAGGCATTACTTAGAGTTTGTGGAAATTATGATTTAAATAATGACGAGGAGTTCAAAGAATTAGTCTTTGAGCGCTCTCGTTATGTTTATAACGATGCACTAGAGTATTTTGACAAGAATTTTTTAAGTCAGATTAATAGTCTAGGTATCGATAAAGCATTAGAAGAAATAAAATTGGACGGTGATTAATATGCGTCCTTTTCAGTACAAAAAACCACTGAATTCCGGTGATTTTAGAAATCGAATTAGCATTGAACAACCTGTAGTAATAAAAGATGAATTAAACCAAGTAATCGAAACAGATTGGCAAGAAGTAAAAAAAGCATGGTCAATGATAAAAACGGTGAAAGGATCTGAGTATATTGAAGCTTCAGCTTCACAGGCTACACGGGTTTATCGCTTTGTAATGCCTTATACATCAGGAATTACAGAATTAATGCGGATTAAAATGAAGGATCGTATATTTGATATTATCGAACCGCCAATGAATGATGATGAAATGTATCAAACATTAACCATTATCGCAAAGGAGCATACTTAATATGAATGATTTTGCGAGTGAACTTGCTAGAGAATTACAAAGATATGCGAATGTTGTGGAAGAAAACTTAGAAAATGAAATTGATGAAGTGGGAGATATTGCTGTCGGTAAGTTAAAGCAAGGTAGCCCCCAAAAAACAGGTGCTTATCGTAAAGGGTGGCGTAAGAAAAAAGAAGGTAATGGTGTTGTCCTCCATAATACGCAAGGACAACTAACGCATCTTTTAGAAAAGGGACATGCGAAAGTCGGTGGTGGTCGAGTTCCAGCACAAGTTCATATTCGTCCAATTGAAGAGTATGTAATTGATGAATTGCCAAAACGTATCGAAAGGGCGGTTCAACAATGACATTAGGAGAACTAACAAAAATTCTTGAAGCTACAGGTTATCCTGTGGCTTATTCGCATTTCACAGCACTGCCAACTAATCTAGTTCCAGCACCGCCTTATATTTGTTTTCTTGTTGATGGGTCAGCAAATCTCATGGCTGA